AGGAGATAAAGTTTTTTATGAAACTGCAACAGGAAAATTTCCACATATTTATACATCTCTGAAAAATATGAAACTTCCAGATACTTTGTTAACAGATATAAATCCTAATATAAATATAGAGGGTGTAGTAAAAGGAGCAGATCAATTACCTACACCAGAAAAAACTCAAACAAAAAATATGTTTAAAGACGCAACTAAAAGATTTGCTAAAATTCCAGGACTAAACGCAAAGATACCTTTAATAACAGATTTGTTTGAGATGGCTAGAGATATCCCTGGTGATTTAAAAAGAGCAAAATATTTATCTGCAGGTTTAAAGACTTTAGGTATTGCTGCAACACCATTAGTTGCTTACGATTCTGCTAAAGCATTTGGAGAAGGTAAACCAGTAATGGAAGCTTTGGAGCAAGGTTTTATTGGAACTAATGTAATTGGTGGTATTAAAGATTATGTTAATTTATCTGATGAAGCAAAAGAAGCAAAAAATATTTTTTCACAACAAGAACGTACAAGAGAACTTAGTGATCAAGTTTTAGGAGGACCTTTAGGTTTTTATGGTGAACCTGATCAAGACGTAGCTCGTAAAAGAATGTTACAAACAAATCTTCCTAGTGAAACTTTTGATGCTGAAACATTAAATATGCAATCAGAAATTTCTGAACAAGAAGCTAAAAAAATATATAACCAGGATAAAAAAAGAGTGGCTGCAGAAAGGGCTGCTAATGAATCTACGATAGCTAACACTAGAAAAATAGCTATTACAAATTTAATGGATTTAATTAAAGGTACAAGATTTCAAGAACAGCCAATACCACAGGAGTTTATGGCAACAGGTGGTAGAGCTGGTTTTGCAGATGGACCTGATGATCCATCAAAAAGAAAATTTATAAAAATAGGTGCAGGTCTTATGTCACTTCCTTTTATTGGAAAATATTTCAAAGCTGGTGCACCAGTTGCAGAAAAAACAGTTGAAGTAATAAAAAGAGGTGCAGATGGTATCCCTGATTTTATATTTGATCTTATTACTAAAGTTAAATTAAAAGCTGAAACAACAGGAATGAAATTTTTTACAGGTAAAAGTTCAGATGAATTTGCTGACGTTGCTCAAGCAGATAATTTTGTGGTTACAACGCAAGGTAACAAAACAACAGTTAAACAAGTAGATGACAAAGGCGATATGGGTTATTCAGAAAAACAAATGGAATTAGAATATGACCCTGAAACCGGAGGCTATACTTACAATGAAGTAACAGCAAGACCTGATGGAGATGGCAAACTTAAAGATATAGAAGAATTTATTGACGACACAGATTTAGAAGATATGAAGAAATATACCTATGACGAATAAATACCCAAAGACATGGCTCCTGCCGCCTGAATCAGGACCCACGCCTCAAGGGTTGAATATTAACTATAATACTGTTAAGACAGTAAAACTGGAGAAAATAAAAAATGGCAGACAAGATAGACAAAGCCCTGACGCAAAGTCCAAGAGGCTCGGTAGAACTTCCTAGTCAAGAAGAGATACAAGAAACAGTAATTGAGACTCAAGAAGCAGCGGCACAGGCTCCAGGGCCTGTTGAAGTTAATGAACAAGAAGATGGATCAGTTGAAATAGACTTTGATCCAAACGCAGCATCACCAGAAGGCGGTGATGAACATTATGCAAACTTAGCAGAATTTTTACCAGAAGAAGTTTTAGGTGAGATAGGATCAGATCTTTCACAAAAATATCAAGATTATCAAATGGGTAGAAAAGAATGGGAACGTTCTTACACTCAAGGTTTAGATTTATTAGGTTTTAAATATGACATGAGAACAGAACCTTTTCAAGGAGCTAGTGGTGCAACTCACCCAGTTCTTGCAGAAGCTGTTACTCAGTTTCAAGCTTTAGCTTACAAAGAATTATTGCCAGCAGATGGACCAGTAAGAACTCAAGTTATTGGTGCACCTAACGAAGCAAAAACACAACAAGCACAACGTGTTGAAGATTTTATGAATTACGAGCTCATGGAAAAAATGAAAGACTATGAGCCCGACTTTGATCAACTGCTCTTTTATCTTCCTCTTGCAGGGTCAGCTTTTAAAAAAGTTTACTATGATGAACTTACGCAAAAAGCTACATCAAAGTTCGTACCGGCAGATGACTTAATCGTTCCGTATACAGCTACCTCATTAGACGATGCGGAAGCGATTATTCATCGGGTAAAAGTTTCTAAAAATGATTTAAGAAAACAACAAGTCAATGGTTTCTATTTAGATATAGAATTAGGTACACCTGGAGATACAGAAGACGATGTTGAGAAAAAAGAAAGAGAGTTAGAAGGACAAAGAAAAACACAAGATGATGATGTGTATACTTTATTAGAATGTCATGTTGATTTAGACATAGAAGGTTTTGAAGATGCAGATCAAGATGGTACTCCTTCTGGAATAAAAATTCCATACATTGTAACAATAGATAACTCTACAAGAAAAGTTTTATCAATAAGAAGAAACTATGAAATAGGTGACGTTAATAAAACTAAGATTCCTTATTTTACTCATTTTAAATTTCTTCCAGGCCTAGGCTTTTACGGCTTCGGTTTAATCCACATGATTGGCGGTTTAAGCAGAACTGCAACTGCAGCACTCCGTCAATTATTGGATGCAGGTACTTTATCTAATCTACCTGCAGGATTTAAAATGCGTGGTATTAGAATTAGAGACGATGCACAATCAATTCAACCAGGAGAATTTAGAGATGTAGATGCACCTGGTGGAAACTTAAAAGATTCGTTTATGATGTTACCTTTCAAAGAACCATCAGCTACATTATTAAACCTAATGGGTATTGTAGTTAATGCTGGTCAAAGGTTTGCATCAATTGCTGATCTACAAGTTGGAGATGGCAATCAACAAGCTGCAGTTGGAACAACAGTTGCTTTACTTGAAAGAGGAAGCAGGACAATGTCAGCTATTCACAAAAGAATTTACTCTTCGCTAAAACAAGAATTTAGATTGTTAGCAAGAGTATTCAAGTTATATCTACCACCGGAATATCCGTATGACGTAGTTGGGGGTCAAAGAATGGTTAAACAAACAGACTTTGATGATAGAGTAGATATATTGCCAGTTGCTGATCCCAACATCTTTTCTCAAACTCAGCGTATTTCCCTCGCACAAACAGAGTTGCAACTGGCACAATCAAATCCTCAGATGCATAATCTATATGCAGCTTACAGACATATGTATGAAGCTTTGGGTGTAAAAAATATTGATGAGATATTAGTTAAACCTCAACCACCTGCACCAATGGATCCTGCTTTAGAAAACATTATGGCTCTATCAGGTAAACCATTTAATGCATTTCCTGGTCAAGATCACAGAGCACACATAACTTCGCATTTAAATTTTATGGCAACTAACATGGCTCAAAATAATCCTATGATTATGGC